ATGTTTTTACAGCAACAGATTGAGTTTCAGCAGCAAGCGGACGCGAAGCGTGCCGCGCTTCCTTGTCTAAATAGTAACAACTGCATTGACGCAAAAAATACCAATGTAATCAAGGAAAAGCAAAAACCCGCAAGCATAGAAAAATACCTGCCGAACACAGCAAAACCCGAATTTAACGAATTTTCCACCTCACACAAGAAATCCGCCGCAGCCTTAGAGATGAATGTAAGACAGTTCATCGAAGTTTTCGGAATTGAAAAGGTCGGATTTCTTACCCTCACATTTGCCGACGACGTACAAGACGTTAAAGAGGCAAGCCGCCGCTTTCACAGCCTGCGCACGAACTTTCTTAAAAAGCATTTCGAACACTATGTATGTGTATACGAGCGCATGAAAAGCGGTCGTATTCACTTCCATCTTATCGTCAACACCCGCGAAGACATCCGCCGCGGTCTGAATTTCCAACAAATTCAAGCTCGTAACTATACAAGCGCAAATAAAAATCTGCGTCAGCTTTGGCAAGTCCTCCGTGAAAACATGGAAAAGTACGGATTCGGACGATCCGAACTACTGCCCGTCAAAACCAACAGCAAAGGACTTGCCCGCTACGTCGGCAAATATATCGCCAAACACATTGATAGCCGTCTGCCTGAAGACAAAGGCTATCGTCTGATTCGTACCACCATAGACAAAAAACAGTTGTGGAAGATTGCGAACAGCAATTTTTCGTTTGTATCCGCAGGTTCGCGCCAGTGGCGCGAGAAGCTGCAAAAGTGGGTTATCTGCATTGAACCCCTTTTACAGGCGCATGCCGAGCTTTTCTACGAAAGAAAGCCCAAAAAGATTACAGAGGACAATTACAACGCCGTCCTATCAGCCCTTTTAAGCCCGAAATGGGCGTTTTATAACCGAGAAACCATCATCAATATGTAGCGAAACCCGTAACCGTTGATTTTGGTTCGGGGGCGGGATGGGCGCGAAACCGCACTTGCGAAGCAAGGCGAACGGCGCAAGCCGTGTGTGAGCGCCCCTCCCGTCCCGCCCCCGAACCGTTGAATACCAGCAACCCCGACTTTAAAGAAAGGAAACATCATGTCTCAAGAAACCGAACGCAAACAAGGTATTTTCGTCATTGCCGCATTTGACCGTATGTTCACACGCGAACGCAAAAACCAAGACGGCACATTCAGCAAGACCCACTATGTCGGTCTGATTATCCGTTCAGACACAGAAACCCGCCTTTGCGAAGTTCGCACAAAACATCCCGAAAAGTACGAGCAGTACAAACCGCAGCAAATCGTCTCCATGCAAGTGTTTCCCCGTGCATTTAAAGACAACATCTACTATTCGGACGAAGCATAAACCAGTTTCAGGGGTTCGGCGGTGTCCCCTGAATTGACCCCGAAACACCGCCACAACTACTTTTTATCAACATTTCGTAAAGGAAAACAAAATGAAACTGAAACAAAAACTGCAATACGCCGTCGCCGGTGCTTCCGTTGCCATCATGTCTTTGCCTGCAATGGCAGAAGACAGCGCGTTGATTACAGCCGCCAAAGCTGAATTGTCAGGCGCGAAAGAGGGTGTTTCGTCTATTGGCGCGGTTGTAATCGGTGTTGCTGCTGCAATGGTCGTTGTTGGTCTGATTATCAAAGCAGTACGCAAAGGCGGTTAATGGCAATGGGTTATCAAGTCGGCCGTGTCTGCCATTTCACACACGAAGCGGCGACAAACGAAGTGATGACCCGTGTAGTGCCGACAATAGACAAAGACGGGGTGCTGCATCACCCCGTTTTTAACGGCTCTACATGGCAGTATAACGAACAGCAAGTCAAACTGACCTTTCCCGATTGCGACCCGATGGAATATCAGAAGCTGGGCAAAGAGATAGGTATGATGTGCGTTTCAATCGTCGCCACGGTATTTGTCGTCAACCTAATCTACAAATTCATATTATCCACGAGAGAAAAGAGTAATGAAGAATGATACCCGAAGCAATGTTCATCATCGGCATACTGCCTTATGCCTTGCTCTGTCTGCTGCTTTATTCGCTGCTCCTGTAAGTGCAGAAGTAGGACTGCCCCCGCCGGCACAACATCAGGGGGCGGGCTTTCCGTCTGAGCAAGCCTTGAGACAAAAAGGCTACGACCCGAAAACGGGCGTATGGCGCGTGCAAAGCCAAAACAACGGCAGACCGACCGTAACCAAGTCGGGCGATACCATCAAGGGGTCACAACCGAAGACCGTAACCGCAACGGGCAATTATGGAGAAAAAGCAACGATTCGGACGACACAGACGCAAAGTGTAAATATTCCAAAAGTAGAAAAGATTGCTGGTGGTACGCTAGCAGGTTTAACTGCCGCAGGTGGTGCGATTGGTTCAGATTTTGCCGCAAGAGCTTATAAACAAGCTCATAATGGTGACTGGAGTGGAGCAGCTAGAGAAGGATTCGGGGCAGTTTTGGAAGGTTTGTCAAAACTTGATATAACTGATTTTGCTGGCGGTGTTAATCGGTTTTTGGATAAAACAGGTATACGACCTAATTCGTCATCAGGGCAACTTGCCCAAGCCGCCCAACAAGCCGCCACCGCCCAAGCCCAAGCAGAAAAAGGTGGAGACCTAGGCGGAGCAATCGCAGCCGCAGCCGCCAAAAAAGCAGCCGAAGGCGCAGCCGCCGCAGCAAAACAGGCGGAAGGATGGACGACATCAGGAAAAATGCTTGCCGAAGCCTCAAAGAATAAAGACGGTAGTTATTCGCAGCTTTATTTAAGACGTATTGATATTAGGTCGGGGTCTAATGTTAATCCCAAACCTGAAATTCAGGGTTATAGATGGCAAATTGACAAATACAACGGGATTTATAACTGGTCGCCTGTTAAATATGCAACTTGGTATAAAGGTAGCCTTCCTGAAGGTTATGACAAAGTTGCAGGATACGTTTATACCCCGATAACAAACGACGCCCAGCTACAAGATGCTCGAGCAAAAGTAACATCTCAAACGCCTGCGGAGCAGCAAAAAATTATTAAAGAAATGACGCTCAATCAAAAGGACATCAAAGACATATTAGAGCGTATGTTGAATAACCAACAGACCAACCATGCCGAATTGATGAATCAGTTGTCAAAAATTGGCGATTCCGTTGAAAAATCGACGGTTTCAAATGAATTTACCCCGATGACCGCCGATTCAGCACCCTACACCCCGCAGGGTAGCAATACACCTCAACAAACACGATTCACGATAAACAGAGACGGGTCGATTACGACAACAATTATTCCGCGTCCTGATTTGAAACCAAATTCCACGCTCGCCCCGACACGCAGCGAAATCATACCGACACCGAATAAAGGACAGAACACACCGACAACACCCAATAGCCCGAATACACCTACAACGCCCGACAGTCCGAATGCACCGACAACGCCGAACAGTCCGAATACGCCGAATCAGCCGAACAGTCCGACAGGGCAGCAAAATCAAGAGAATCAGCAGCAGAATTTTTGTCAGCAAAACCCGAATGCTGCGCAATGTATGCCGGGCGGCGATATGACCTATGAAGACATCGTCTTGCCTGAAAACACAATAGATTTGGATTTTAGACCTGAAAACGTCTTCCAAACCGAAGGCGTTTGCCCGCAACCGAAAAGCGTGGATTTGGGCGCATTTGGGCAGGTCGAATTCAGCTATCAGCCGCTTTGCGACTTTGCCGCAAAATTGAGACCCGTCCTAATCATGATGACCATTCTTACCTGTGCATGGTTCGTCTATGGCGCATTGGAGGAGCTATGAACTGGGGTAGTTTGATAACAGCCGTATTAATGTCTGTGGCAGGCAGAATATTGACCGCAATAGGGCTTTCTTTCGTGACAGTGGCGGGATTTCGCCAGTTGCAATCCTATTTTATCCAACAGGTTCAAAACAATATTGGCGGTTTCCCTGAAGACGCGTTGCAAATAGTCTATATCATGGGTTTCGGCGTTATGCTGAATTGGATATTTGGCGCGTTCACATTCATAGCAACGATAAAGGGCTTTAAAAAACTGTCCACTATCGTAAAAAGCGAGGGATAAAAAATGCTTTACCTATATACAGGCGTTCCCGGTGCGGGAAAAACATTGTATGCGGTTTCCAACCTTGTCAAACGTAAGGACTTTAAAGACCGTCCAATCTTCGTGGACGGAATCAAAGACTTAGACCATGACAAAATAAATTACTTCGATATACCCGAAGGCGAAAGCATTCAGACATGGCCGAAGTGGGCGCCTCCGGGTGCGATTATCGTCGTTGACGAATGCCAACGCATATTCCGTCCACGTCCTAGCGGTTCGAAAGTGCCTGACTACGTCGCCGAACTAGAAACACACCGACACCGTGGTCTTGATTTCATACTGATAACCCAACATCCTCGCCTGATAGACGTCCATTTGCGCGGACTGATAGAACATCACACGCATTTAGGGAAGACCAATTTAGGGCTACGTCGTAAGATGGAATGGACGACAGGCGGCGCAAAAGACCCTGAAAGCAGGGCAAACATCAGGGAAGCCCTAATCAGCGTGTACAGGCTTGATAAAAGCGTGTACGGGCTGTACAAGTCCGCCGAAGTACACACCAAAATCAGGACGAAAAAAAGCAAACTTTTAATGCTGTTCCCGCTCGCCCTATGCCTTGTAGGTTATGGCGTTTGGTCGTTTACTGGATTTTGGGGCAAATTCTCGGGCGAAGAAGAACAGGCGAAGACGGCACAGGCACACGTTGCCGCGCCAGCGGCAAGCCCCGAAGCGCAGGCGGCAGCCGCTCCCGCGGCGGACGACGGCGCAGCGGGGCAGTACGCAGCCGCAAAGGTGCAAATGCCGTCCGAACGGCCAAAGCCCCATCTGACAGAAGAAGACTATCAGCCCCGTATCGCAGAACGTCCCGAAACCGCCCCGATATACGACGGCATGAACAAAGCCGTCAAAGTCATGCCGTGGCCTGCCGCCTGTATCAAAGCAGAGAACCGCTGTACCTGCTACACCGATCAAGGCACGAAGATTAAAGACATCGGCAAACAAACCTGCCTGAACTACGTCAAAGACGGCTTACCGTTCAACCCTTACAAAACGCAGACGGCAGAAGCCGCAAAACCAACGCAGACAGCCTATACGCCAGACGCCCCGCAGGTCTTGACAATGGGCGGTCAGACCCCGCAAAATTTGATGTATGACGGATACAATGATAAAGCCCTGACGAATGTGGGCGGAAAGGTAAATTGATGAATGCGGGATTAGCGTTTTTTTTAGGGATATGGGCGGCAACGACCTATGAGCGCAAAGGCTGGCGCGGATTTTTTAAATATTTCGTCCTGCCGATGTTTTTAGTGTCATTGATAGGCGCAGCAGCAACCATATATTTAGCCCATTCACCAACCTAACCACAAGTCAAGGGGAGGGCGTCCAGAAAGATTTGTAAAGACGGCTTTATCGTCTTTATAAATCTTTTTGGATACCCCTTGACGCTAACCCACCCAAAGACGCTGCCCGCAAGGGGTGGGGTGTGTTTTTTACCCCACCCCCTGCCACGTGGCGAACGCCCCCGGAGGGTCGCCGAAGGCAAAACGCAGAGTTCCAAGCCCTGAGCGGGAAACCCGCCCTTTCAGGGGTTCGGATTCATGACCCGAACCGCAGCCCGCGACTTCCGAAGCACGACCAAAGCCACAGCTTGGGAAAAAGATAGAAGCGCGGGCTTCCGTACATAACCAGTTTGAACACTATACAAGGCTGCGAGCCTGAATAAATAAGGCAAAACAATGTACTACCTAGGGATAGACGTATCAAAGAAAACCATAGACTGCTGTCTGATTTTAGACAGCATTTTTTATGAACGGAGGTTTGACAACACAGAGGACGGATTCAGACGTTTGGACGACTGGATACAGGAGTACACCTCAGAAGCGGTGCATTGCTGTTGTGAAGCGACAGGAATCTACCACGAAGCCATAGCCGCCCACTTAAGACAGAAAAACATCGTAAGCATAGTCAATCCAAGCAAGATAAAAGGCTTTAGAGAAGCCGAACAGACACGAACCAAGACCGACCGACAGGACGCGAGGCTGATAGCCGAATACTGCCGAAAAATGCAGCCCCAAGCATGGCAGCCGCCGACGGAAGAGCAAGAATACCTCCAAGCCATCACAGACTATATAGCACGCCTTAAGCAGCAGAGAGCCGCAGAGCAGACCAAACAACAAACCGCCCCCGATACTATCCGCCATCACATACAGACCACAATAGACCATCTGAACAGGCTTATAGCAACCGTACAAAACGAACTCAAAGACTTCTACCGCCAAAACCCCGCCTACAACGAAAAAAAGAACCGCCTGAAAACCATAGACGGTATAGGCGAATCCGCCGCTTCCGTTCTGCTTACCAAACTCACACGCTACGACTTCGCCAATCAGAACCAATTTACCGCATACCTCGGTTTAGATCCAAAAATCAAAGATTCGGGAACAAGCGTCAAAGGAAAGCCCCGAATATCTAAACAGGGGCAAAAGAACGCACGCAAAGCCCTGTATATGCCCGCCCTCGTCGCCTACCGTATGAACGCATTTCCAGCCTTTACAGCCCGCCTCAAAGCTAGGGGGAAGCCCCCGAAGCTGATAATAGTCGCCATCATGCGCAAAATGGCGGTTATTGCCTACCAACTGTATAAAACAGGTAAAGATTACGACCGTTCCCGATACCGAAATTAGACAGCGGCATGAAAAAACGCCCCGAAAAATCGGGGCGCAGACCTCGTGTATCTTTAAGATATGTAAATGTTGTTGACGGTGGAATACACTATCTTTTTCATGCCAATCCTGCATTAATAATTGGTCGAGCAGAACTGTTCACGCTTGTCCGCATCGGCGGCATAACACGTCAAGCCCATTCCCGCCGCGTTGCTGTTGCTCGCCTTCGCTCCCGGTTTTTTGTTCACCAAAACCTTGCCGTTTTTCCCG